GCCGATGCATGGAAGTATTTAATGGTAGGTACCCCTTTCGATTACAAGGGTTATAAAGTTATGTATAACACTGGTAATCCAATGGGTATGTACTCATCGTTTAATACTACTGCATTAGCACACCACTTCATTGTATGGAAGGCATGTAAAATGTCTAACTTACGATGGAAGAGGGCCCGTTATATGTTACTAGGTGATGATATCGTTATTGCTAACGATACATTAGCTAGGAACTATAAAAAGCTTCTAACCGAGTGGGGTGTTGAAATACAACATTCCAAGTCACATATCTCTCCTAATGGATTTGAATTTGCTAAACAAATCCGTTATAATGGAGAGAATGTGTCACCCTTCCCTTTATCGGCACTCTATGAAAGACGGTCCGAGACTATTACTAGTACCGGAATCATTTTTCATGAGCTATCCTATAAACGGTGGGGTCCTGATTTGATGTCAGTCTTAGAGAGTTACTTTGTTAATGTGTTGAAGTGGGAACGGCCAAGATTTAGGCAGTTTCGACCAACTATTAACTTAGTAATATCCTTACTTTTGACTTTGCAAGGGAAGGGCTCAATAGGTAAAGCAGTAATGCAATACGTAAAAGCCCTCATTCCCGGTGCACCTCGAAAATTTTCTAAGAAGGTTAACAAAACACTGTTTTATCAGTGGTTAACAGTCAAAGTAATTCAAGAGTTGTACCTGCAATCAAGAGATAGGATAGTTAACCCTAAAACCAAAGGGTCGCTGGGTGAACTAGCGACCGAGATGGTTATGTGGATAACATCTCTAAGAGACGGTGGAGCAGATTGCTTTGATTTAATCGAAGCAGTTCCGTTCCTCCAGGTATATGGTCGGGCTGAAGAGGTTTACCTCAAAAGCTATGACCGACTCTACGATTACGGAATGGGAACACAACCAAAAGGATTGCGGACCCTTCTCGGAAAAGTAGATATACCTCTCTCAGACGAAGGATTTTATGTACGTCATAGGGACGTACTTATTGTCCAAAGTATGAGAGCCTCTCGAATCATAACAGGCCTTTTAAAGACAACCACCGAAGTGGATGCTTACAAT